ATTCGTGTGGCTTTTGCAAGTGGTACGCACTTCGGATATTTTCTTTTGCTCCCCTTCGATCTTCCGCAAGGTTGATACTTGCCGTCCTTCTTCGGTGCTCCAATGTCTACCCATTTCTCGTTCACCCATTTTCTTAAACCCATTATTTTCTCTTTTTAGGTTTTTTCTTTTTGCCACCTGGTTTTACTTTACCAGAGCAAACAGCTGATCCATACATGTTTGCATATGCAGAGGGGTAAACTTTAAATTTACGCTTTGCTGCTGCTTTACCTTTAGCACAAAGTTTTGCCATTATTTTTTCTTAGAGTTTTTAGGTTTAGCTGCTAATATTTTTTTCTTTAAAAATGGAGGTAAGTTTTTTTGTTTACCAACTATTTCTCCAGATTTATAACCCGCTCTTTTCATCATGCCACCATTCATAGCACCACGTCTATTTGTAACTTGTGTATTATATCTTGAATTTGCCATTATTTTTTTCCTCCTTTAAATATTTGTGTTCCTTTTATACCATAAATACTTGCTACTACAAGTATCCATAAATTTGTAAACCATTTCGGAAGTTCTGAAAACATCTCGAAGAACAGTTTTACTTTGTCCATTGCTGTAGGGTCGTCCGATACCACTGCCCAAGCTAAAATTGCTATAGGTAAACTGAGGATTACTAATACTGCCTCGTCCTTCCAGTCAGATTGTCTCGACTCTAAAAGTTTGCCTTGGTAAGCTTCCTCACCACGAGCCATTTTTGATGCATGCATAAGCTGTGCGTCAGACATTGCCATCTTCGTCTTCTGCTTGTTAGCATAAATTTTACTACCAGCAGAAACGGCTAATTTAATTGCCGAAAACCACATATTAGCACCAAGTTGCTTTTTTGCTTTTAGAAGCTAGCATTCTTCTTGTTCCTCTAACTTCAACTGTTTGAGCTTCGTCAGCTTTTGGAGTTTGGATTACTTTTCCACCTTCTGGTGTTCCAATTTCCATTTTAGACTTAGCTTCTTTTTTAGTTTTTTTCATAATATCTCCGTTTTTAATTGTAATACTCTTTTTTTAGAGTTTTTTCTATATTTTTTTATTCCTATTACTCATTTCTTGCTTTGTAATTGAAGTTGCTGCTCTTAATTCAGCTAAATCTTCAGTTTGATCTAGTTTTTCTTCGAAATTCATTTGATTCATCATAGCTTTCATCTTATCAAGACTAATTCTGTCTTCATCTTGCTCTCTTCTACGTTGATTTTCTTGTGCTCTTATATCCAACTCTCTAGATTTTAGTTTAGCAATTGGATCATTACCAAAATTACCATTAATTTTTTGTTCTTCTTTTAAAAATTCATCTGTCATCTCTGCAATCAAGATTGCTTTTCTAGATTCTATTCTCATATTTAATTGCATAACCATTTGTTGCATTTGTGGGTCTTGCATTGCTTGTGGGTTTTGTTGAACCGTTTGTAATTGTTGTATTTCTTTTTGAAACTCTAATTCAACTTGTTCTAATGCCATCAAAGAGACATGTTCAAAAATATTTTTCTGTAAAGAAGCATTAATTGCAGGATTGTTTTTTGCAATATTTGTTCCCATAAAATTTAAGTGAGCTGTAATATGTGCTCTATGGTCTTGACCTTTAAATGCTTGAAAAGGAACACCAGATAAAGAATCAATATGTTCTAAGGCTGGATCTTTAGGCATAGGTTGAGGTGGTTTCTTTAAAATAAGATCTACATTTTTCACACCTAATGCTTCATACATACCTCTGTATGCATTATACAAATTATGTATTTGAGGATTAGATTGCGCCAATTGCAGTTCCGTCTGAGCGAGGGAAATACGCTGTGTCTGTGAGAAAATATTCGGATCTGCAACTGGAACAATATCAATTTTATCATCAAAGTCTGTTTGCTTAACCATTCTTTGACCACCCACAACATCGTATGGGTATTCTTTTGGTAAATATAATTTAAAAACTCTTGCTAGTAATCTAAACTCATTCTTTAAAGAAGAGTAAAGTCTTTTATGGATCGCAGACATTGTTCTCGATCCTCTTTCTAAAAGCGCAACTGTCGTACCCACTGCTGCTTGTTGATTACCCTCACCTACTTGCAAGTCTGCTATTGAAGCAAATCTTTGACCTGCTTGTACTACGACGCCCATAAGTTGTAATAAGGTTTGAGAAGGCTCTTTAAAAGGTAAAGTCATAAACGAATCTCTGATGTTTCCACCAGGTGCATCTACATCTCTAAACTCGCCAGGTTGAATGGCTTGAGCATCATCTCTAATTCTAATTCCTCTTTGTTTAAATCCAGCGGGTAAGTTGGATAAAGTTCCTGCGTCGAGCAATGATCTAAGTGCAGCGGTTGCTGTTCTTGATAAACCACCGATCATGTGTATCAAACCAAAACCATAAAAGCCTAGTCCTGGTAAAAATTTAAAATGCACAAAGAAGGAGATCTTAGTTCTTTTTTCATCTCCTACTTCATAGTTTCTTCTAATAGATAAAACCGAACGAGAGTTTTCTTCGATCGTTACAATATAAGGAAGTTTAATTCCAGTAGGTTCCCCATCGGGACTTCGATCTTCAAAACCCTCGAGGTCTAGATTAACATGACATTCGAGTAAAGAAAACATATCTTCGTTCCTACCTCTTCTTATTCCTTCTAGTTCATTTTCTTTTTTATCTAATTCTGTTTGGTCATCATAACCGGGTGTTAATTCTATGTCTCTATAGAAACCTGTAACTTGTTGTTTTCTTAATTCGTTTTCAGATATTCTAACTCTATGAATAATAGAAGCAGCGTCCTCTAATGAAGTTGCTGAATAAGGAACAATTAAATCATCAGCTGGAACAAACTTAGAAACAGCTCTTCCTAATAACTCATCGTAGTAAACTTTTTTAAACGCAGAACCGGATAGAGGTAAATAAAATAACATTTGATCAAAGTCAGCTTCGTATTCTTTCATTTGATCCATTAACTGATAGTTCATGAATTCTTTAACACGATTAGACTGTTGTTCTTTTTCTGGTGTTATTGCACCAATGACTTGAGTTCTTACAGGTCCTTGGGCCGGGAGCAATTCTTTATAAGCCAAGGCTTGGAATTGAGTAACTGCTTCCGCTAGTACAGGGTGCGTGGCCCCCGAAGCTCCTTGAAAGGGTTCTGATTTTTGTTCGTATTTAAATCCTAATAAATCTAAACCTTGAGTGTAGGCTCTTTCCCAATCTCTTCTTGAAGATTTATAGTCTGTGTAGTTTGAAAAGAGTTCTGAACCAAGAGGCGATAATATTTCCTCTGGTAGTAGTTCAGCCAAGTTATCATAATGATTTTGACTTTGTGCTTGGTTAAAGGCTCCTGGTTCAAAATTTATTTCTACTCCACCATCTTCAGTTGGAGTAATTTCAGTATCACCTTGTTCAGGTAATGCTTCTTGTAATTCAATATTTTCTTCTAAGGCTTTTTCTTGCCCCTCTATTTCGATAGATTTTTTAACTTCGTTTGGAAGTGCTTTGTCTATGTCTGCCATTAATTTTCTCCAGTTTTATAGTCTTAACAGTATTATACTCAACATTCAAGCCTTGAGGTTGAGGTCCTTTCTTTGGCGGTATTGTTTTAGTTAATTTTTTCATCACCAATAGTAAGTTCTCTTTTTGTTAGGGGTTACAGTCTCTATATAGTCTTCTGGGTGCTGAATCAAGCCCCCTTGTCTAAATCTTAAAATAGCTTGGGTCATTGAATCCACTAAGTCATCATGGTCACCATAAGGAAAAGCAGCACACTCTTCAATAACTTCTTGAGCAAAACTTTTTTCTTTGGGTGCCCAAATCATCCCTGATTCAAAAATAGGTGATACGGCGTTTACACGACTATGTTTATCATTTCCTTTTGACGGTGTGTAATTAACAACAGGTATTCCCATTTTTCTTAATTCATAAGTTAAAGGAAGTCCTGATGCTTTAGCTTCCACCAGTACTGTTTCAGGCTGCCAATAGTCATACTGTTCTTTAGCCACTCTTCGAAGATCAGGGAACTCTAATCGTTCTTTCAAAGCATCTAATAAAATTAATTGTTCAGGTGAGTCATCATTTTCTTTAAACACTCCCCAAGTTGTAATAGCAGAATAGTCTGCTGTTTCTTTTTTCATAAAAGCTGTGTCATAGGATTGTATGACGTGTTGCAGCGCAGGCAAATAGTCTTTGTCCCAATCTTTCCACCACTCACGTTTTATAAGAGCCCCTTCTTCTGAAGTTGGGTTTTGCATATATTGAGCATTCCATTTAGCCATACCTGCTGAAGCCTTAACAGCTTCTAAATCTTCTAATGACCAATACTCTGGCCAAACAGGTTTACCACTATCCATAATTGCTGGAAACTCAATGACTTCCCATTGATCAGCTTTAGATTCTTTAGCTCCAGCATTTACAAGTTGTGCTGTTAGATCTTTGGTTGACCATCTTGTCATAACCAAAACAATTCTTCCGCCTGGTTGCAAACGTTGTCGTGGTCCTGAAGTATACCACTCATATGCTTTTTCAAATGCAGTTGGAGAATAAACATCTTGCTCTGAATGTGGATCATCAATAATTAATAAATCAGCACCCCTCCCGGTCACTGCACCTTGGACACCAACAGCAAAGTATTCACCACCTTGATCTGTTTCCCAACGTCCCGCAGCTTTAGAGTCTTCTCTTAATCTTGTTTTAAATAAATCTTGATACTCAGTTGAATCAATTAATGTCTTAGCTTTTCTTCCAAACCTTACAGCAAGTTCTGCTGTGTGGGTCGCTTGAATTATTTTTAATTTAGGATCATTACCAATCATCCAAGCCGGTAAAAAGTAAGATGCAAATTCAGATTTAGTATGCCTTGGGGGCATATTAACAATAAGTCTTTTTAATTTTCCTGTTCGCAATCTATTAAATGCATCAGCAATTTTGTTATGATGGTACCCTTCAATAAAATCTGGCCAAATGTGTTTTACAAAAGGTAAAAATTCTGTTCGAAGCTTAGTATCTTTTTTTCTTTTGATACTATCCAAAATATCTAGTTTAAGTTGCTTTCTTATTTTAGGGTCTGCAATTTTATTAATTTTTTTTATATCAAGCATAATCTTAGTTATGTAACTAAAAAGTATTTATCAGCAATCTATGTCTATATCAAACAATATAGTAGATATATTAGGTACCATATTTTTTGATTTACCCCCTCCCCCCTATTTAAAAAGTTCGACTTTTCAAATCCACTTGGTACCTCTATTAAGCGAGCGAAGCGAGCTAAGGGTGGGACCCGCCCACATGCTCTACTCTAGGTGCGACATAGTGTCGCACCTATCATTATTTAGTTGACAACTAATACATACTAGGAATGGTTGGCATATCTTTTAAGTTAGTATGTATTGATCCTCCATCGTTGCCTTCATCATCCATTGAAGGAGTGAGCCAAGTTCCATTGTCCAATCTTATTTGAATAGGTTGTCTGTACCAACCTTGATGTTCTGCATCTTCTACACTCATATACTGAACATCAACAATCTTACGACCTAACAAATGTTTTTTAATTAAAGTAGTCCAAGTGTTGTTGTTTACTTCCATTGTTTTCTTTCTTAACTCTTTTGCTTTTTCTGTTAGTTTAACTGTCATTATTTTCCCTCCATTATTTCATATAGTTAAATTGTTTTAATTGGTCTTTTGATAGTCCATAATATGTTTTTGGATCATCAACACTAAATCTTTCGCAAGGTGTAATAAAAGGGTCTGTAATAAATACACCATCAAAATTAAAACCTAGTTTTCCCATCCAATTTTTTATTGTAGGTTTCCATATTTTATTCTTATTATTCTTACTCATTGTTTCCCTCCATTGTTGCTAATTGTTTTCCATCTTCTAGTATTTGTTCAAACATACTACAAAGACCATTTTTTTTCATTGATGCTTCTTGATCAATCCAACATCTATAAGTCTCATCAACATAAGCATTTATTCTATTTTTAACTTCTAGTTTGAATGCTTCCTCTCTTGCTTTTTTTAGTATCATTTTTTCCTCCATTGTTGTTAATGACTCATCTTATTAAAATAACACAAAAATGATATTGGACAGATTGTCGCAGTTT